GAATATCTGGAGCATATGCGATATGTAATAAATTATCTGACTATAAGAATTCAGTTGCATTGATTACTACACATTTTTCTTATTTAACAAAATTAGAAAATACTAAAAAATTCAAAAACTATAAAATACCAATAGTAAGAAATGATGTTAATGAAATAGAATATCCATATAAATTAGAATATGGAGCCTCAACACAACATATTGCATTAGAACTACTAAAAACAAAAGGATTTGACCAAGAATTAGTAGATAATGCTATATCAATATGTAATAGTTTAAAAGAATCAGATGTATCTAATACTGACGATGGTAAAAATAATATAGAACTTAAATATGATTCAAATAACGAAGAGTCTTCTAATGATGAGGAGGCTAATGATGAGGAGGCTAATGTTGAGGAGGCTAATGTTGAGGAGGCTAATGTTGAGGAGGCTAATGATGAGGAGGCTAATGTTGAGGATGCTAATGATGAGGAGGCTAATGTTGAGGAGGCTAATGATGAGGAGGCTAATGTTGAGGAGGCTAATATTGAGGAGGCTAATGATGAGGATGATTCTAATTTTGAAAATAAAGATGGTAAAAAATAATTATAATTTGAATTTTAACATTTTGTTACGAATGATTGATTTCATACATAAATCTCGTATTTTATTATCAGATTTATTACCTATCCAATTAATAGATTGTAATACTCGGTCCTTTTCTTTTTTTAATAGATCCGAACCTTTGGTGGCATTTTTTAATCCCAATAATTTGAATATTTTATCTCCATTATTATCTTTTAATGGAATTCCATTTTCATCTTCTAAAAGCATGATATTTTTTTCATCTAACCAATTTAGAACTATATTATTGTCAAAACAAGTATTTACCATTTCTTCTATATTAGAAATATCTCCAGACGTTAATGAATTAGTATTATAATTATTTAATGATGTTCCATCGATATATTCTTTCATAATTATTAATTTAGGACCATCTTCTTCACATACAAAAATATCATGTATTTTAGGAATAATATTTAGGTTACTACCCAATATATATATCTCTAATTCATCTTTAATCATTTCAAATTGATATTTATATACTCTATCTAATTCTAATACCTTTACAAAATATTTATCAGTTCCCTTTTTGATTTCATAATTTTTAGATTTGTCATTCCATGAATCATTGTCTAAGATTTCAGTTTGTCCATTGTATAATCCAGAACATCCTGGTAAATTATCTAAAGTTGTTAAATTATTTGTACTTTTGAATTTATTAATTTCTTCTTTAATATCTTTCAATGTAACTTTACTATTATCATTATCATTATTCATTAACGATTTTAAATTATCTATAATAATAAATTCACCTTCTATTTCCGATTTAGAATTAAGTTCAGACTCAAATACTTCTAATTGTTCATTATCCATTGTTTTAATTCTTTCTAATTCTTTATTATAAATTTTTATTAATTTTTTGAAATCAATAAATGTTTTGTATTTTTTTGAACATCGTCTCATTTGTTTTTTACATTTTTTATGGGTACAATTATTAAGATTTATTTTTTTAGTCTTTTTACTATTAGCACTATTTTTACTATTAGCACTATTTTTACTATTAGCACTATTTTTACTATTAGCACTATTTTTACTATTAGCACTATTTTTACTATTAACCCTATTATTTAATGTTTTTTTCTTAGATACATTACTTTTAGAATTATTCATATAATATAAACAAATAAAATATTTATATATAAAGAATTATTTATACTATAATAAATTATGAAGATTAATTTTATAATAAACGAACAAGATATAAATTCTAATAATGATGCCTCAGTTATTACATTTATGTTTAAGAAAATAAAAGATTCAATTGAAATTAAACATGTGAATTGTAATAATTATAAATGTGAAAACGCCTCAATCAATATATTTTTTGGTTGTGTTAATAATTTATTATTACCTTATTCAAAATATAATATATTGATTCCAAATCAACACAGTTTTTTGAAAGAATGGACTCATTATTTACATAAGTTTGATTTAATATTAGCAAAAACAAACTATATTCAAGAAATATTTAAAACATATGTTGATTTAGATAAAATAAAGTATATTGGTTGGAGAAGCACAGATTTTAAAAATAGTATAGAAAAAGAATATGATGAATATTTGTTGTATTGTTGTGATACTAAATATACAGATTACAAAAAAATTATAGATAATTGGGAACCATCCTTTCCGACATTAAATATTGTAAATGGATATTTGTTTAATATAAAGAAAACACAAGAAAATATAAATTATTGTAATAAATTGAGTCATAATGAGTTTGAAAATTTGTTTAATCGATGTGGAATTCATATTTGTTTGAATAACATAGATAGTTTTAGTTATAATATAAATCAATGTTGTCTTTCTAAATCAATTCCAATAATAATTAATAGTGGTCCTATGAGAGAGATTGTATCCGAAGATGATTGTTTTAAAGTAAAAGGTAAAAAAAAGAAATTAAATCGTTATTTAGGATCCAAATATGATTATGATCCAGAAGAATTTAAAGACATTATATCTAAAATAATGAAAACAAATTATACAACATTAGATTCTATGGGTGATAATTTAAGAAAAAATGCCTTAAAGCATCATGCTATGAATGATGTGTTATTTAAGGATATTATGGCATCTCAATTAAAATTGGTGAGAAAAAAGGGTAAAAATATAGTGAAAAATATATCTGAAAATGAATTGCCAAATGTAACATGTATAACATTAAGTCATAATAGAAAACATATGTTTAAATTGGCTACTTATAACTATAATACATCAACATATCCAAAGGATAAAATAGAGTGGTTGATTTATGATACGAGCAATGAAGATGAAAAAATAGAAAATTTATTACCAGATAAAGATGAACGTGAAAAAATGAATATAAGTTATTATCATAATCCAGAAATAATATCAATTGGAAAATCGCGTAGAAATGCGTGTGATTTATCGAAACATGATATAATTGTGTTTATGGATGATGATGATTATTATTTTCCTAATAGTATAAATAAACGCGTTAATACTTTGTTACAAGGAAATGATTTGGTTGGTGTTAGATATTTAGCGAGTATGTGTATTACTAATGTAATATCATATATGAATGCCCCAAGTTTAAATACGTCATTAGAAAAATGTATTTCTCCAGCATCATTGTGTTTTTACAAATCAATATTGAATGATAAATGTTCATTTGACGATGAAAATATAAATGAATGTACCTCAATTGTTAATAATATGGATTTATCTAAATTTGAAGAAATAAGTTGGGAAAATGTGATAGTATCATTGTCTCACAAAAATAATATGACAAATAGAAATATACCAAAAACAAAACCAAATGGATGTCATTATGGATTTACCGATAAATTATTAAAATTCATTTTAGAATTAGATGATTGATTTAATGTTTATAAATTATTTTTTAAAATACATTCTTTATGTATATTAAATGTTTTACATTTAGTTTCCTTTGGTACAATATTAATGATACATTTAGATTTTTTACCATATAATGGTTTAACACATCCAGATTCTTTTTTTTTCTTAGATTTTTTAATTTTTTTAGGTTTTCCTAAACATCTTGATCGAAACATTTCATATCTTAATTTTACATCTTCATAGGATAAATTTGATTTTTTTCCTAACATTCTATTTATTTCTTCATGAAGATTGTATAACCATAAAGATAATGTGTGTCTATTTTTCATTGTATTCATAGTTAATGGGACAGCTTTTAAATTTTTGACATAATTGAGTCTACAGAATCGACATGGTAGTACATTTTTTAAGGATACGAAAAATTTGTAATAATTATTTTTTTCTTTTTGTGTTGGGGATACTGGATAATTAAAACTAATAGTATGTAGTGAATGCCATAAACTAGGTCCCCAAACGGATGTTAGCATTCCATCCCCGCTATTAAAATCATTTTCATTAAATGGGTTTTTTACTGATTTCATTATATAATTCTAAGAAAATAGTTTTATTTATCATAATTTTAATTATATTATAAATAAAAAATATTGGTTATATATATAAATGAAATCTAATGTTAAATTAAATAAATTGTTTAATTTAAATAACATGTTTACGTTATTGTTAATTGTAATATTAATATTAGTTATAGTCTGTTGTGTTAGAAAAACTAAATCAAATAAAGAAAACTTTTTAGATTGGACACCATTACCGTGTGATAAAAATGGAAAAACTAATTGGAAATCATCACAACATTTTGGAGATATTCGTTGTTTAGATGGTGAATATGGTTCTTCTGGTGCTGCACAAGACCCACGGGCAGAAATGTTAGGACCATTTATAGAGTTTACGGCATCTGAAGAAGGTGATTTAGCAGATAAAATAAATCTAAAAACATCACCAGTTATGACTGATTTAGAATCATTAGCATCATTGTTATATATGAAATTTATCTATGGGTTAACTTCATATGACGGTAGAGGGAACGGGAAATCGAAAGGGGACTTAAAAAATCAAAAAGATACAATTTTAACTAATTTTAAAGGACTGGTGTTTCCTTTAAAAAGCGGAGATATAAATGATGTTGATCCAAGTAAAATGGAAGCAGAAGACGAACGAGACTTTAAAATTGAATGTATAAATAAATTATCAGAGTTAATTAAAACTAATCTTTTAGACCCCAGAACTGAAAAACAATTTAATAATACACAAACTATTAATAGTTATTTCAATGGGATTAATTTTGTTGAATTCGATGATGAAGTTGATGGAACGATAACTGTAAATAAACAAAAAGAAAATTTAAAACACAAATATAATTGGAGGAAAGGAGATACTAAGAGAACGTTATTGTTAAGTGGAGACAAGAATGACGACAACGCTGAATGGGATGATAACGCTGCTATTATTGCTTTTGAAAATGAATTAAATATAACATATTATAATGAAAAACAAGAAATTGAGAATATGAATAAACGAAATGGCTAGAATATTATTTTGTAATCTATTTAAACCTATAATAATATTATCATTTAATGTATTATTTTTATTTAACGTATTTAATTAGTTATATATTTTTTTCATTATTTGGATTGATTAATGATATCTTTTTTCCAGAATTTAAATTAAAAAAAATGTCTTTAGCTGATGTTAAATTCCATTATGTGTATGTAAGTGATATTGTATTTACAAATTTAGTAATAAATAGCATACCAATATTTGTGTTATGCGAAATATTATATAGTAATTACCGAGACAATATAACTATTATACAATATTTAAGTCAATATATAATTACAATAGTGTTAGGTGTTAATATTGAGTATTTAGTATATAGATTAAAGGATAGTCATTATTTTAGAGAGTATCATACAATGAAACATGATTATTCTCAGTCATTTGGATTTATGACACATTATGAACATAAATATGATTATTATTTAACTATGTTATCGGTCGTGTTTCCAGCATTATTACGTTTTCATCCAGATACATTTAAATCATGGATTATAATTATATTGTACAAGAAAATAATACTCGATGTTGTAAATATAAAGGAATTTTGTCTAGAGTTTTATTTAACTCCATATATCATAGATGAAGATAAACTAGATAATGAAGATAAACTATTGAATGAA